TATTTCACAAACAATTGCTCCAGGAAAAGAAATTGGTGTATCTAGAATTTATGATTTTAGATTAGAGTCCGGATCTTATAATGCATCAAATTCAAATATTAATCAATGGTATATTTCACTATATGACATTCAAACAATTACTGAGATTAGTTTAAACGAACCTATTACTCTTTCTGTTCCAACTTTTATTAAGGGAAATAACAGTGGTGCCACTGCATTCTTAAAAGAATCTGTTTCAAATTCTTCACTATTAACTGTTTATGAAAAAACAGGGGAATTCATAACAAATGAGTCCTTTACAATTGATGGAATTGTAAATGGAAGAGTAGCAACAGCAATAACATCATATGGTATTTCTGATGTTAAATCTGTTTATGGTACTGTAGGATCAGGATCTACGTTTACAGCTGATACTGTTCAGTCAACCTCAATTATTGTTGGATTGGCAACAATCACACCTCTTCAGTATAATTCAAATGTATCCATTTTAGGAACCAATATTACATCAACAGTTGGTGTTGGATCAATCAAGATTTTTGTAAACAGCACTTCCGGAGTGTCAGTAGGTAGTTCTATTAGTATAGGTACGTCAATTACAAACGCAGTTGTGACTGGTGTTGGAAATACTTTTGTAACTATTGGTGCTGGAGCAACAATAGGAAATTTACTTAATTTATCAATCAACAATAGTGTAGGTATTGGATCTACTCAATTATTTGTTGCAAGTAGCACAGGAGTTTCTATTGGAGGTTCTTTTAATCTTGATAGGGGAAATTTAGTTACTACGATTACTACTGGGCAAACTGTGGGAATTGGGTCAACTCAAATTTTTGTGACAAGTCTTTCTGGAGTTGCCATAGGAAACTCTGTTACTGTAGGAGCAGCACTCACAAATGCACGTATTGTTGGTCTAGGCACAACATCTGTTTTTATTGGAACCGGAAATACTGCATCAGTAACCATAACCGCAGGAACAGCAGTTACATTCTCTCTTATAAATTTTGGATTATCTGTTGTTAGTTTAGGCGCAACTTCTATTTTTATTGGAGCAGGAAATACAATATCTTCTGCAATTGGAATTGGTAGCACTCTGGCATTTACAAACACTTCCACTTTAATTACAGGGACAGCAGTAACTTTCAGTAATCCACTATTCACAAGTAATGTAATATCACCAAACAAGTTATTTCCAGGAACAATTGTTAAAAAAGACAATATAGTTTCTTATGGGACAACAAATACCGTGGACCCCTTCTATGGTAAAGTCATATCTGTAGGAACAACATCAATCCAAATTGGTGGAATTAAACTTCCAAATGTTGCACTTGGAATTGCAACAGTTGCCGGAGTGTGTGATGGAGCACTTCCAACTACATTAATTTCAGTATCTGATTTTGAAATTTTAACAACAAATTTAGAAGACTCTACAGATAACACTCTTTATACAAAACTTCCAAAGAATAACATATCTTCTGTTGATCTTACAAATGCAAGTTTAACAATTAGAAAATCTTATACAGTTAATATTTTAAACAATCAACTTTCAACAGCAGCAGTTGCCGGATCTAACGAAACCTTTTTACCTTTTGATGAAGAAAGATACTCACTAATTCGTTCTGATGGATCCACGGAAGTTTTGACTTCTGATAAGTTATTATTCACATTTGGATCAACTCAACTTGAAATTTATAATCTTGGATCAAATGATACTGGTGCAACACTAATTACGACACTCACAAAAAGAAAACCAAAGGCAAAATCAAAACTGAAAAATAGGGTGAATAGTGTTATTGTAGATAAATCAAAATATAATTATTCTGGAATTGGTGGAACTACAATTAATGATGGACTAACTTTTGGAAACTACCCATATGGTACAAGAGTTCAGGACGAAAATATATGTCTAAATGTTCCTGATGTGATTCAAATTCATTCAATTTACGAATCTTTAGATACAACAGATCCATTAGCACCAACTGCTGCTTTATTCTCAATTACAAGCCCATCCACAACAACTTCTGAGTTGATTATTGGAGAAAAAATTGTAGGACAAACAAGTGGGGCAATTGCAATCTGCGCAGAAAAATTAACAAATACTCAAATTTCTTTTATATACAAAAATCAAAATACCTTTAAGGAAGGGGAAACATTAGTATTCCAAGAATCAAATATTAGTGCAATTGCAATAACATTAAATGTTGACAGTTTCAATATTTCTTCAAATTATACATTCTCGACTGGACAAGAAGGAACATTTTATGATTTTGGTGTAATCAATAGAAAATCAGATTCTGATGAACCAACTAAAAGATTAAAAATTTATTTCCAAAGTGGTTACTATCAGTCCTCTGATGATGGAGATATTACAACAGTAAATTCATATAATACTTTTGATTATAGTAAAGAAATACAAACTGTAAATGGAATTTCAAATTCAAATATTATTGATATTCGACCAAGAGTTTCTTCATATACTGTGTCTGAAAATTCTCCATCACCATTAGAATTTAATGGTCGAAATTTTAATGCATCTGGAAATTCTGCAACAAATGTTCTTGCCTCAGATGAATCTATTCTTACAACTTTTTCTTTCTATTTGGGAAGAATTGACCGAATTTATCTTTCAAAAGATGGCAAATTACAAATCAAATATGGAACTCCTGACGAGAGACCTGAAAAACCAGTATCTGTTGATGATGCAATAGAAATTGCTACAGTTAATCTTCCACCATATCTTTATAATGTCTCTCAAGCTTCCATAGAATTTTTAGATTACAAAAGATATCGAATGGTTGATATCAAACAACTTGAGAATCGTATTAAAAATTTAGAGTATTATACTTCACTTTCATTATTAGAAACAAATACTGCAGGTCTTTTTGTTCCAGATTCAAACGGATTGAATAGATTTAAATCTGGATTTTTTGTAGATAATTTTACTTCACTTCTTGCACAAGAGGATGGTGTTTCTTACAAAAATAGTATTGATTTGAGAAATAAGGAATTGAGACCTCAACACTATACAAATTCTGTAGATTTAATTGCAGGACCTGTAATTAATGTCGATCCAAATGCAGATCTTCAATTTTTACCTCCAGAGGGAGTCAACATTAGAAAATCTTCAGATGTTATTACTTTGGATTATGCAGAACGTGAATGGTTCAAACAAACCTTTGCAACAAGAGCTGAAAGTGTGACTCCATTTTTGGTTAGTTTTTGGCAAGGAACTGTAGAACTTACTCCTTCATCTGACACTTGGGTAGACACTACAAGAGTAGAAGCAAAAATCATTAATACTGAAGGAAATTATGCAGAAACTCTTGCTAATGCAAGTAGGACTTTAAATGTTGATCCACAGACAGGATTTTCACCAACAATATGGAATGCTTGGGAAACAAATTGGACTGGACAAGATATTACGTCAAATACAAGAACAAGAACTATTAGTGGAGGTGGAGATCGTGAAGAACAAGGTGATGGAGGTAGGGGACAAGTTAGACAATATAGTGAAACAGTATTTGATACTGTAGTTCAAGACACTCTGAGAGAGGTAAGAGACACAGGAGTTCAAACAAGAACTGGAAATAGAACTATTGTTACTGAACAATTTGATCGAACTTCTGTTGGTGATAGAGTTGTAAGTAGAAATGCAATTTCTTTTATGAGATCGAGAAATATTCAATTTATTTCTAAAAAAGTCAAACCACTTACTCAAATGTATGCGTTTTTTGGTGGAGTTGATGTCACAAAGTATTGTGTTCCAAAACTTTTAGAAATTAATATGGTGACCGGTGCCTTTCAAACCGGAGAAACTGTGATTGGATCAGTCCCAAACACCGGATTGGGTCCAAATGATGCAAGTACAAAATCAAAAATAACTTTTAGAGTTTCTCAACCAAACCATAAAGAAGGTCCCTATAATGCAGCAGTAACAACTTTCTCACTCAATCCATACACAAGTCAAGTTCTTCAAGGATCATATTCATCAACATCAACTATTTTAAATGTTGATACATTTTCACTATCAAATGAACCTCAAGGACAATTTAGTGGGAGAGTTGAAAGTGGAATGATTCTTGTTGGACAAACAAGTGGTGCTCAAGCAACAATTACAAATTTAAGGTTGCTTTCTGATTTATCTGCAACTTTAATTGGAAGTTTTAATGTACCAAACCCAAACATCAATGTTCATCCAAAATTTGAAACTGGATCTAAAGTTTTTACATTAATCAACAATAACATAAACGATCAAAATGCAGCAACAACAATTGCTGAAGAAGGATTTACTTCGAGTGGAACTTTAGAAACAGTTCAAGAAAACATTATTTCTGTAAGAAATGCACGAATTCAAAATAAACAAGAATTTGAAGATAGAGCAATTTCAAGAACTACAGGGACACAGGTAATTTCAACACAAACAATTGGTTCTCAAGGGAGACAAAGGACAGTTACTCAATGGTACGATCCATTAGCTCAATCTTTCTTGGTAGAGGATGATACTGGAGTATTTTTAACAAGATGTGATGTATTTTTCAGATCAAAAGATGATACTGACATTCCTGTAACTTTTCAAATTAGAACTATGCAAGGAGGTCTTCCAACACAAAAGATTCTTCCATTTTCTGAGATTATATTAGAACCAAATCAAATTTTCACATCCGGTGATGGATCTGTTGCAACTTCCTTCATATTTAAGGCACCAGTATATCTTGAAGGTGGGCAAGAATATTGTGTATGTATTGCATCAAATTCCACAAAATATAGTGTATATATTTGTAGAATTGGTGAAAATGATCTTCTAACACAAACATTTATTTCAAATCAACCAACTTTAGGATCTCTATTTAAATCTCAAAATGCTTCTACTTGGGAACCAAGTCAGTGGGAGGATTTGAAATTCACACTTTATAGAGCTGATTTTATTGAATCTGGATCTGCAGAATTCTATAGCCCACAATTAACAGAGGGAAACAATCAAATTGCAACTCTACTTCCAGATTCCTTGAATTTAAGTTCAAGAAAAATTAGAGTGGGACTGGACACTACAGTACAAGATAGTGGATTAACTCTTGGGAATACTGTTAGTCAGCAGGGAAGTAATGCAACTGGCAATTTTGTTGGAAGTGCAGGAATATCAACAGGAACACTAAGTGTAATTAATTCTGGTATTGGATATACTCCATCATCAGGATCTGCTACTTACAGTTCTATAAATTTAGACACAATAACCGGAAGTGGTCAAGGAGCAACTGCAAATATAACAATATCAAATGGTTCAGTTGTATCTACTGGAGTTACAATTGCGTCTGGTGGTTCAGGGTATCAAGTTGGTGATGTTCTTGGAATTACAACGATTGGAAGTCTTACAATTGGGCAAAATGCAAGATTTTCTATTGGTAATATTACAGGAGTTGATCAACTAATTCTTGATAATGTTCAGGGAGATTTTATAACCGGTGCTGGTAAAACTGTTCAATACATTAATAACTCCGGTCTTACAACAACACTAAATTCTTCTTATGGTGGTAATGTATTAATTTCTACGATTAATGTAGTAAGTGATGGTTTGAGTATTGTAGTGAATCATAGAAATCATGGGATGTATTCAAATACAAATCTTGTATCTATTTCTGGGGCAATCTCTGATGTAAAACCAACAAAATTAACGTCAGGATATACTTTTGATTCTACGTCGGCAATTCTTGTAGATGATTCTTCTACATTCTCAACCTTTGAAAATGTTGGTGTTGGAACAACAAATGCAGGATATCTTTTGATTGGAAATGAGATTATTTCTTATACGTCAACTTCTTCTGGATCAATTGGTGGTCAAATTATAAGAGGTTCAAATCCAATTAACTATGCAACTGGAACACCAGTTTATAAGTATGAGTTGAGTGGAGTTTCTCTAAGAAGAATTAATAAAACTCACAATTTATCAAACGTAACTACAGCAGATTCAATTTCTTTTGATTCTTATACAATCAAATTGGACACATCAGCAAATACTGGAATAGCAAGAAGTACATCATCTGGATATCCAACTCTTTATTTAAATCAAACAAAATCAACAGGTGGTTATAATATAAAGGCATCTCAAAATATGCCCTTTGAAATCATTACTCCAATGGTACAAAATGTTACTGTAACTGGAACTTCACTCAGTTCAGAAATAAGAACATTATCTGCATCCAGTATTAGTGGAAATGAGATTTCATTTATTGATAAAGGATATTCTGCTATTACATTAAATCAAGTAAATTATCTTGATACTCCAAGAATGATTGCATCAAAAGTGAATGAGACTCAATACCTCTCCACACTTCCTGGTAATAAATCAATGAATTTAAGAGTCTTCTTAAACACAATTGATAGTAGATTGAGCCCAGTTATTGATACTCAAAGAGTAAATGTGATATTAACTTCAAATCGAGTTAATAGTGTGATTACAAATTATGCAGAAGATTCGAGAGTCAATAGTATTTTTGATGATCCAACAGCATTCCAATATATTTCAAAAGAAATTACTCTTGAAAATCCTGGAACATCGATTAAAATATTACTCAGTGCCTATAACAATCTTTATTCAGATATTCGTGCATTTTATGCGATCAGCCAAAATCAAAATTTTAATCCAATCTTTGAACCATTTCCTGGATACGAAAACCTTAATAGTAGAGGGCAAATAATTGATGTTCAAAATAATAATGGTCATCCCGATGTTTTTGTTCCATTAACATCAAATGCTGGATTTTCACCGACTGATGTTTCATTTGCCGAATATACATTTACTGCAGATCAATTACCAGCATTTAGATCGTATCGAATTAAGATTATCATGACCTCCACAAGTCAGGTTTATGTCCCAAGATTGAAAGATTTGAGAGTAATTGCACTGGCATAGTATGGAATATGCAAAGGTTGAAGGACATTCTCATCTTTTACGTGATTCAAAAACAAATTCAATTATTAATACAAATATGATAGAATATCAGGAGTATTTGAATAGGCGCAATGTAAAGGAAGATGATGATCAAAAGATACAACATCTAGAATCTGATGTTGCCAATATAAAAAATGATCTTAGTGAAATAAAATCTTTATTGAGGAGTTTAGTAAATGAATCCTGAAGAAATTAAACTTGAAAATTTAAGTAAAAATTTTGAATACTTTAAAATAAGCACAGAAATAGATAGTATTAGTGATATTGAAATTGCAAAAGATTTTGCAAAATGTTATTGTAAATTGTATTTGAAGCAGCAAGAGGTTATTTCATCTTTAGGTTCTATCAAATAATAACTATAGATGTAAAGACATTTCTATAAATATTTAAAAAAAAGTAGTAAATAAATGGCACAACCATCATCAAGACAAAGTTTAATAGATTATTGCAAAAGAAAACTGGGAGCACCAGTTTTAGAAATTAACGTTGCAGATGAACAAGTCGATGATTTAGTTGATGATGCTCTTCAATTTTTCAATGAAAGACATTTTGATGGAGTAACTCAAATATATTTAAAATATCAAATTACTCAAGGTGACATTGATCGTGGCAGAGCTCCAGGAGGAGATAGTGCAACAGCAGGAATAGTTACTACTACGGCAACAACAACTATAGTTGGAACCGCAACTACGTTTACATATAAAGAAAATAGTAATTATATACAAATACCACCATCAATTATTGGGATCAACAAAATTTTTAAATTTGATGGTACCAATACTGCTACAAGTAATATGTTTAGTTTGAAATATCAATTATTTTTAAATGATATGTATTCTTTGGGATCTACTGAACTTTTATCATATGCAATGGCAAGAACTTATTTGGAAGATATTGATTTCCTTCTCAGCACAGATAAACAAATTAGATTTAATCAAAGAATGGATAGATTATATTTAGATGTTGATTGGGCAAGTGTAAATGCTGGTGATTACTTGGTAATTGATTGCTCAAGACTTCTTGATCCAAATGATTTTACAAGAGTATATAACGATTCATTTTTAAAACAATATTTAACATCACTGATCAAACGTCAATGGGGGCAGAATCTAATTAAGTTTCAAGGTCTTAAATTACCAGGAGGAGTTGAACTAAATGGTAGACAGATTTATGATGATGCTCAAAAAGAATTGGATGCAATTATGGAAAAAATGTCAAATACTTATGAGTTGCCTCCTCTCGATATGATAGGATAATCAGATGCTCAATCCATTTTTTTTACAGGGATCTGCAAGTGAAAAAAACTTAATGCAAGGATTGATTAATGAATCAATTCAAATTTATGGTGTTGAGGTTCATTATTTACCCAGGAAATATATTACAGAAAAAACAATATTAAGAGAAGTTATTGAGTCTGCTTTTGATAATGCATATCCAATTGAAGCATATATTAGTAGTTTTGAAGGATATGGAGATAATCCAACTATACTTTCAAAATTTGGAATTCAAAACTTAAATGAATTGACTTTAGAAATTTCTAAAGAAAGATTTGAAACTTATATTTCACCACTAATAAAAAATTTAAGTAACATAAAATTATCAAATCGACCTAAAGAAGGAGATTTGATATATTTTCCTCTGGGAGATCGTTTATTTGAAATCAAGTACGTAGAGCACGAAAAACCATTTTACCAGTTACAAGGTAAGTACACATATCAATTAACCTGTGAACTCTTTCAATATGAAGATGAGGTTATTAATACTGGAATTGATGAAATTGATGATACTATTGGAGGATCTGATGATAATGATCCAGATAATAGTTTTGTTCCTCTTGGTCCAATTCAGACACTAACTCTTGTTGGAACTGGGATAACTGCAACTGCAATAACAAATATAGTGGCAGGAGGAATTCGATTCTTTACAGTTACAAATAGAGGGGGTGGTTATTCAAATGCACCAAGAGTTGCAATATCATCTGCACCATCAGGAGGACTAACTGGTATTGGATCTGCAACGATGATTGGTGGAATTGTTGTTTGCACTGACAATACAAATCCAAGTTTAAAATCCGTTCAGTCCGTTGAGGTTATCAATTCTGGTTTTGGTTACACAGTAACACCGGGAGTTGCATTTTTTGGAGATGGTGCAGGAGCAGCAGCAACTTGTACGATTGGTAGTGGAGTAGTTGGAATTATCACTATTACAAGTGGTGGTTCTGGATATGTAGACACACCCACGATTACATTTACAGGTATTTCAACTGTCTCTGCTGCTGCAACTGCTGTGGTGAGTTCTGCAGGAACTATCACTCAAATTCGTATCACAAATGCAGGATTGGGATATACATTATCTCCTACTGTGACGATTGGAAATCCATCATTGTCTTCTACTGGAAACTTTATTTTTAATGAGGTTGTTGTTGGGTCTGCAAGTTCAACTACAGCACGAGTCAAATCTTGGAATTCTGTGACAAATATACTTGAAGTGTCAAATGTAACTGGTGAATTTGAAGTTGGAGAAAATATTGTAGGTGCTGCCTCAAGTGCTACTCACGAACTTCGTATAATCAATGAATATCCACCAGATAATGGTTACTCTTCAAATGAAGAGATAGAGAATGAGGCAGATTTAATCATAGACTTTAGTGAAAGAAATCCATTTGGTATGCCATAAATTATCAGATGGTTAAATAGTACTATATTTTACTTATCTCATGTTTGAGTATTTTTACCATCAAATCTTAAGAAAAACTGTTATTGCATTTGGTTCTCTCTTTAACGACATTTCAATTAAACACACAAATTCAGCAAATGAAGTTGTAAGTGTTATAAAAGTTCCTCTTTCATATGGACCGACGCAAAAGTTTTTAGCAAGATTAGAGCAGTCTCCAAACTTAAGCAATCCAACTCAAATTACATTACCAAGAATGTCTTTTGAGTTTACTGGATTGTCATATGATACTGCCAGAAAATTAACTACGACTCAAACATTTTTATCAAAATCCGTTACTGACGGAACTGAAACTAAAAAAACTTATATGCCAGTTCCATATAATTTACAATTTGAACTGTCTATAATGTCGAAATTGAATGATGATGCTCTTCAAATTATCGAACAAATTCTACCATATTTCCAACCATCATATAATCTTACAGTTGAACTTATTGATGAAATTAATGAAAAAAGAGACATTCCAATTATTCTTGAAAACGTTACGATGCAAGATGATTATGAGGGAAATTTTGATAAAAGAAGAGTCTTAATTTATACTTTGAGATTTTCTGCAAAGTTATATCTCTTTGGACCAACTTCAACAGCAACAAAAGATATTGTCAAGAGAGCAGTTGTCAGTTATATTACTGGAGATACTACAAATACTCCCAGAAGAGAAGTTGTTTATTCTGCAGAACCAAGATCTATCAAAAATTATACTGGTACTGTAATTACAAATATTACAAAAGATATTACAACAGAAGATATTTTAATTACTGTAAATAGTGCATCTTCTATTTCTGTAGATACATATCTTGATATTGAGGGTGAAGAAGTATATGTAAAATTGAAATCTGGAAATATTCTTACTGTAGACAGAGGAAGAGATGACACAACGATTACATCTCATCTTGCCGGAGCAGAAGTCAAATTAATTACAACTGCTGACAATTTACTAATAGAAGAGGGGGACGATTTTGGATTTAGTGGATCTATAACGTCACCATAATGACAGAGAAGAGTATGGTAAAAAAATTTGATAAATTAAATGAAACTTTTAATGTTTCGGGAGAGGTTGTGGAAACTGAAGTTATAAAAGAAACTCACGAAAATAAAATTGGTGAGATTTCAAATTCAATTCAAGATATTAAAAAAGATTATGAATATACAAGAGGAAATTTGTATTCTTTGATTGAGAAGGGTCAGGAAGCAATTAATGGAATTCTTCAGTTAGCTCAAGAAAGTGAGATGCCTCGGGCATATGAAGTTGCCGGACAATTAATTAAAAATGTCGCAGATGCAACCGATAAATTAATGGACTTACAAAAGAAACTCAAAAATATTGAGGAAGACAAACAACCTCGTGGACCAACAAGTATTACCAATGCTCTCTTTGTTGGGTCAACAGCAGAATTGGCAAAACTTTTAAAGAAACAATCTAAAGAAACTGAAGAATAATAAATATAAGATGATAGTTCTTATTTCTAATGAGTTGGTCTGACAAATACAAAAAATCAATTGATTGCAATAATCCTAAAGGATTTTCTCAGAAAGCTCATTGTGCAGGAAAAAAAAAGTCTATGAACGAAATGAGTAATCCTCGTATTCCAAAAAAATCTGGACAACCAGATAAGTCGGATAAACATTCAGATCTTTATACAGATGAAGATCCGAGAGGAACAATTCATGGTCTGGGATTTAAGGATGTTGCTACTGCAAAAGAAAGTGTTTCTAAAATTAGAAATTCTGGTAGATCTCATGCTCATAAAATTCAAGCAGCAATTGCTATGGAACAAAGAGCAAAGGTAATGGGAAAAAATTCAGAAGCAGCAATCTATAGGAAATTTATTAACTCAATGAAAGAAAAAACAAAAGAAATGAGTGAAGAATTTAAAAAATGCAAATCTGGATATTATTATTGTAATACAAATAAAGAATGTAAACCTCTTCCAACTGGATTTGATATTCCTGGGCAAACAATAAAACCGACAGAAGTGGGTATTGGTAAACCTGTAGAAGGGTCTTGTAATCATACAAAGAAAGGAAAAGTGTGTCCTAAGCATGGCATGAAAGATTGCACACTCATAGGAGAAACCTTAAATAGTGTAACAGAAGAAGGTCTTCGTGATTGGTTTGGTAAATCCAAATCAGATGGTGGTAAACCTGGATGGGTACAATCAGATGGATCTCCGTGTGCTAACGAACCAGGAGAAACCAAAACTCCAAAGTGTTTCTCAAGATCTAAATTAGCAAGTATGAGTAAAGGAGAAATAG